TAGTCTCGAATAGCGCGGCCACGAGCTTCACCCGGTTGGATTTTGGAGGCACAACTTCTAGCTTCGTAGCTCTTGGCTATAGCGGTACCACTTTGACTTTAACTCTGGGCGATGGCACGGCGGGGGGAACCTTGGCCGCAAGCACCATCAACGCCATCACCGGATACAATGCCAATGGCACGGCGGGTCTCTCTTCTTCGGGGGTTATCTGCTCGGGAACGTTCACTTCGGTGGAAGGACTCGTCACGGCCTGTACAGCGGTTTCCGACGCGCGATTGAAGACACAAATCAAGCCTTTTCGATCAGGACTCGCCGCGATTTTGCAATTGCATCCCTCGCTCTATCACATGAACCCGGAAGGACAGAAGATCACAGGCCTCGATGCCAACGTCGAGCAAGCAGGCTTCATCGCGCAGGATGTGAGGCAGGCGATCCCAGCGGCAGTGGGAATTGAGACCGAAGATGGCACGGATTACCTGACGGTGAAAGACCGCCCGATCATTGCAGCCCTGGTGAACGCGATCCATGAGCAACAAGCCGAGATCGAGCAACTGAAATCTGAGTTGGAGGCGCGGCCATGAGCATTACGCTGACCAATCCGATCACGGTAAACGAAGGCGGAAAATCTCTTGAAAATTCGATGTCCGCAGCGGTGATGGCCAGTGATGTCGATTTCAGTTCCGCTCCTACCGTGGTCTTCACTTTTCAGACCGTGGTCTTCACTTTTCAGAATGGAACGGTCAATGGGGCCACTCTAGTTCCGGGCTCGATTACGGGAAATACCGAAATCCAGATGTCAGTGAATCTCATCACCGGCGCGTGGGCGACCAGTAACGGGCTTTCTGGAACTCTCTCTGCCCAAGATCTCGTCACACTTTTGAACGGGCTGATTCCGGTTCGCAATGCCGGGGAAGTTTTGGCAATCGCCTACAATGTGATCGCAGGCCAGCAAGTTCCCTGGACGGCGCAAAGTTTCAGCGCGGCCAAAGTCTAGATTATGAGCGCATGCTAAGATATCTGCGGAGGAATTTATGAAGAAACTGCTCTGTCTCTTGTTACTCTCCTCGCCCTTGTTCGCGGGGGATGCGAAACCGATCCCAGACGCAACCGAGGTCAAACTCTTGAAGGCCCAGCAAGCCTTGAATGAAGTGCAAACCCGCGAACGCGAACAGCAAATCTTGTTGGATCGCTACACCCAGGCCGTGCAGAAAATTCAGTTGGATTTCCCGGCTCTTCAGGAAGAGGAAAAAAACGCGCTTCAGGCGTTAGAAGTCGCCAAGGACTCCGCATGCAAGGAAGCCGGTCTGGGGAAACCCGATTGTAATCCAGACATCAAATCCTCGACGTTCATCCCGAAACCTACGGCTCCCGCCTCGGCTCCGACCGCAGCGGCAAAATGAATGACTTCCTCGCAATTGACGCAGCGCCATTCGAGTAGGATCAGCGCCGCGTCAGATTTCCGCTCCACGAACACAGGCACCGGATTGTGTTTCCAGATCATGGTTTAGATATAGAACGTTTCGTATCGAAAGTCAATCATGCACTTGGAACTGACTGGCTACATCTCGCTGGCAACGCTTCTCGCAGTCTTGGGGCTGTGGGGCAGGCTGTACCTGATGAACTTCCAGTTTTCGCTCATGTGGAGAGATTACTGCGAGCGGAAAGGCATCCCTTACAACGGGAAGACCACGACCGCCGGTGACTGATGTCTGACTGCGTCATCTTAGGCATTGTGGCGGCGGTTTCGGCGACGATCTGCTCGCTGTCCGCAACTTATTTGGCGGTGATGACGCTGCGAACCAGGACTCAATTTAAACAGGATCCCAACAACCCATGACCCCCGTCCAAGCTTACGATTTCATTCTTTTGGCTCTTTGTATCTGGCGTGAAGCACGCGGCGAAGCTCTCAATACCAAAAACGCCGTCGCCTGGTCGATTCGCAATCGGGTACTGAACCCTGGCTGGTGGGGAACAGGCTGGTCAGGGATTATTTTGCAGCCCTTCCAGTATTCGAGTTTCAATCGATCCGACCCGAACGCGACAAAACTTCCCATGCAAACCGATCCGAGCTGGCAGGATTCCTTGATCGCGGCGCAGCAAGTTTATTCCTCCGATCCAGCCACAGCTCCAGCCATAGCGGATCCCACTAATGGTGCGACCAGCTATTTCGATATGAGCCTCGATCTCAATCCGCCGAGCTGGGCCACAGACGGAAGCTTTGTGAAAACGGCAGACATCGGACGGCTGCATTTTTACAGAAAGGCCTGAGATGACCCTCATCCACGAAATCACGATCTACGCGCCGATTGCGTCAATCATCATTCTCTGGGCCTTTTTGCAGTGGCATGGGAAACTGCCCTCGGCGGAATCGATTCAGAGCTTGGCGACCGTCATGGCCACCAAGGGGGGAAACATCCTGATTCTGACCGGCATGGGCTTCGTGTTCTTTTTCGCCGGACTGCGGCTGATTTATTATTGTCTCTCGCTCTCGATTGATGGTAAGGTTTCCACCGACAACGCCGTTATGATGCTGGCCATTACCTTTGTGACCGGCACGGCATTCGGAGGAACCCAGGGTGCTTTACTGAAGACCATGACCGGAGAAAACGTAAAATCGAACGATACGGTAAGCTCCACGGTCACCGTGACCAATCCGACGTTGCCTGCGATTCCAACTCCCGAGGTCAAGCCGTAATGGGAGACATCGTCGCGACGGATTCTTTTGGGCTGGGATTTTCGACGAAAGCCGTAGGCCGCGCTCGCGATGTTGATTGTCCGCGCTGCGAAATGGCGGCGGGAGTGAATTGCGAAAACGAAACTGGGGCTCCGCATGTCGAACGCGGAAGACTGGCTCGCTGGGTAGAAATGCTGCATCTCTGAAAGGAAAACCATGAAAACATTATTGACTCTTTTGATTCTCTCCATCGCAAGCTTCGCACAAACCGCACCGACCCCTGGGGCATTCCCAGAAACGACTGTCACTTTCAATCTATCGCCAGTCACGCTTCCCGGGGTGAAATCAACCATCGCGGGTGCGGAAACCGATATCCTTATTGCGCCCTCGAACAGTTTTCAATTGGGTGAGACAACCGTCACGGGATCTTCCATGCTCTTCGCTGGCGGGCGGGTGCAATACATCGTCAAGCCGGTTTCGACCTTCATCCAGAATCACAGCCCGAATCTCAATGGCTATCAGTTCCAGTTCGGCCTGACTGGAAGCGCGGGAGTGGTGAAGCCCGTGGATATCGCTGGGACGTCCCATTGGGGTGAACGGGCCGGAGTGTTCCTGAACTATGCGATCAACGGGCAGTGGGGTATGGGAGTGGATGCGGAGTGGGGAAACTTCCCAGGGATCGTGCATAATACCTGGACGCTAGGCTTTGGGCCTGACTTCCACTTCTAATCCAGCCATGCCCAAGTTTTGCGCAGCACAATAGTGCTGATTAGGACTTGAGATACACCATATTCGATGGCGATGCTTTGTTGGCTTCGATGTGGATAAAGAGTGCGGATATGCCGAACGTCAGCTTCGGTAAGTTTATTGGTGTTTACTTTGGTTCCACGCCCCATCCGACCTTTTTGCGCAGCATCTTCTAAATTCTGTTTCTGGGTGCCGAGAAAAAGATGATCCGGTCGGACGCAAGCGCGAACATCGCACTTATGGCAAACAAAAAGACCCTCGGGAATATCACCGAAATGCAGAATCCAAGAGGCGCGGGAAGCGATAATTTTTGCCTTCCTCGTGGGCCAATGGCCTATGACCCCATGTCCATTGTTAGTGAGATCACCAGTCCACAACCAGCAGCCATCAGTTTTCTTAACGAAGCGCCAAAAACGTTCACTTAGGGTTTGCTTGCGTGGTGGCATGGCTCTATGGTACCATGCCTCACTTTTGGGATCGAGGAATCCATGAAATATCTCGCTCTTCTTGCTGTCTGGCTCTCAGTTCCAATCGCCTTTGCTCAAGGGGTCTGTCCGGCCAATCCGAATCCTGGCCATCCGCAAGTCTGCATCCGATGGACAGCAGCTCCGCTCGCAAATATCTATCGGGCGGTGCTGCCCGGAACGGAGAACTATATCCTGCCTCCATTGAATGCTGCGCCCACAGCCTCGCCTTACATCGATTCAACCGTGCTTCCATCCACGTCTTACTACTACACGGCTGTTCAGATAGCCGGGGGTCTATCAAGCGCTCCCTCTTCGGAGGTTGGCGCACAGATACCAGTGCCACCCAGTCAACCCCAAAACCCACAAATTTCAGTGCAGTAGGATCAAATGAAGCCAGCAGCTTACTCCGCGCGAACCGACTTCGCCGTCATCCCGATCTCAAAAGTCCCGCCGATCCCTCCGGTAGGGTCAATCGCTATCGATCTCGATTTCAACTGCCCGATTCTGCGCGTGACCGGCCCGAACTTCAATCCCCAGCATCCGAATTTTGCCTACTTCGCAGGTATCGGAGGATCCGCAGATGTGAATGTGTGGAACCGGACTTCGACCAAGTTCTGCTTTGAAGACCAAGGGACGCGGCAGTTTGTCATGGGTTTTGATCCGGTGAATTTCCGGACATTTCCGCTTTATCCGGCAGCGTTTCCCCAAGGGACGTTCTGCATCGAAGGTGGGGGAGCGTGTGAGTTCTCAAAAGCCGCCGACGTGCTTTTCCGCTATGACGGTCTGAAAATCTGGATGTATTCCTTCACCGCCACCATTCCTCCCAGTCCAATTCTGCTGTGCGATTTTTCGACAGCATTGCCTGGTTTCAGTCCCACTTGGCAATCCGTGGGCGGATGCTCGGCCAATGGGAAGACTTTCGCCATTGCTCTCTCGAACGCCGGCGCGCAAGGCACAGGAACCACGATCATGCTTTATCGCACTGGCAAGGGCTGGCGCAAATTTGATACGCAAACCGGTCAAGTTTCCGGGCAGTGGGGGAAAACCGGAACCATCCAAAGTTCCGACCGATTCACAATTCACAATGTGAAGATTTCCCCGGGCGGCGATTGGCTGATTATTGCCGTGGGCTCGGTTGATGGAAACACCGTCAAAGACAAGCACTTCTGGAACCTCGATACCCTCGAAATGTCGGTTGTCTCGAATTTCACCGATGGGCATTTCACGGAAGGTTTCGACCTCTGGATCAATAATGGCGGAACCCCCTTTGGTCAATATCAATCACGTCTCTTTACCCAGCCAGGGAACCCGGTACCCGAAATTATCCCAGTTCCAACCATAAAGCCACCACTCGACCAGCATCCCAGTTGGAACAATGTGAGCGATGCCGATCAGGAAGCGTTCTTTTCCACTTCCCACACTCCGAACCCGATTACCCAGCCGTGGGAAAATGAAATACTAGGCTTCGAACAATCGAAGGTCATGCGCTTCTGTCACACCTTCAACACCGGGAAATCGCCGCTGTTCTCGATCCAGAATGCGATAGGTTCGGTCTCTCAGGACGGCAAATTTATGTTGTTCTGCTCGGATTGGCAGGGACAAACCCAGGGAGATGTGTTCATTGTCCCCTTACGCTGAATTCACGCCGCGACAGAGAGAAATAGCTGAACTCGTGGCTCAAGGCCTGCGGAATCGGGCAATCGGAGAAGCCCTGGGCGTGTCGGAGAACATGGTAAAAATCACCGTGAAGAAGCTTTACGATCTTTCCGGCATGTCCACCCGGGTAGAATTTGTTTTGTGGTTCCTGCGGCAAAAGGGCTTGCTCGAATAAACGAAAATGTGCAATTTTGCTCAGACACGATTCGTGACAAAAGTGTTCAATGTGCCCTTGCCGCTGGGAGGCGGACACTATGAACATCCTGGAAAAGCGGTACGGAGAGCTGTACTTACACCTGCAAGACCAGATCGAACGCGGCAAACGGCGTTCCCCGGAATGCCAGAAACAAGACGAGAAGCTACTCGATGAACTAGAACAGCGGATCGACCGCGAAACCCTCCATAAAGCTGCCTGAAACCCAATCGCTGATTTTGCCCCGGCCCAAAGCTGGGGCATTTTTGTTACCAAAGTCTGTGCGAAAGCTGTGACTTCTGTGCTAATTTTGCACCATTTTTAGGTTGACTCAAAAGTGGGCATGCCCTATATTGGGGCAATGGAAAACGAACTGATTATCCCGTTTGACTCCTTTACCGAGCGTATGATCGCTGTTTCGGAGCGGAATCTCAACCCAGTCTGTACCTGTGATTTTTACAAACACCGCTGCCACACCCCGGAATGTGCACGCCGCAAGGCCAATCAGGACGCGGCCAACCGGAATGCAATGGCGAACGCCCGTTAATCAGGTTCTTGGTAGGAATTCTGATTCGGGAGACACTTTATGAGGGTTTTTGCTTTGATTTTGGCGCTCAGTTTGACGGCTTCGGCGGCGGAACTGCCGAACGCACCGGCTCAGGACAGTTATTCGTTTCACCGGGGCGAGGATTTCGCCTTCGGAGCCTTGGTTTCGATGCCCGTAGGGGTGGCAACGAAGCCCTGGATCGGCCTGCTGGCTGGAGAAGCTGCGGGAATCGCCAATGAAGCGCGGTACGGTCAGAACTTCAACAAGACGCATTTGCTCTACATCTCCGCCGGATCCCTGGTTTCTTACGGCTTGGTGAAGCTCGAAAAGCGGACGGCGCGGAAGAATCGGGTGAAATATGGGCAGTGATCGCAAGCTCTCCCTCGAATTGCAATTGGAACCGCTGGAACGTGTCTGCCGGAAGTGCCACAAAACCGAAGGCGAACACTCCTACAAAGGCAACTACTGCCCGCAGCCGGAGAAAATCGGAGAGCCTATCTGGAGCACGGAAATTTTCGAGCCGGAGACCGAACTGTAATGAAAGACACGCTCTGGATCCTATTGGCCTGCATCGTGATTGTCGTGGTGGCATTGTATTGTGCGGCCTGGGCGCTCAGTCAGTTTCTTGGAAAGTTGGTTCATCAGTGATCCCTCTGCTGAGGGCCAAGCTCTGTCTCGATTGCGAGCATGTAGTGGAGTCGGCCACGGACGTTTGCCCCAAGTGCGCCGGTCGGGCGCTGCTGGATTTGGCGAGAATTCTGAGCCCGAATCCCGAATTGGGAGGAGTGGCTTACGTTCTGACCCCGCCGCGACGAAGACGGTTCTTTGAGACTGTAAGCCTGGACAAACTTTAGATGGATGTGGCTACTTTACAAATCCCGCTGACCTCCTTGAGCTTCGACGAAGCCATGATGAATGCAAGAACTTGCATCATCCAACTGGCCCTGAAAAAAACGGGAGGCAACCGCAGCCGCGCCGCGCGGATTCTGGGTGTCCATCGCAATACTTTGGCACGCCACATGCAGGCATTAGGATTGGATAAAGTTTTCCCGGACAGCCGGGGCAAAAGACCCCCAAAACCAGCCTAGGAGGGCTTATGAATAAGACAGTGATCCCGTTAAAGATCGGCATTTTCGGCGGTCAGGGCTCCGGTAAATCGACCACCGCAGCTTTGATTGCAGCATCCCTTTCGAAGGAAATCCATTCCGGTGCGCCCGTCTGGGTAACGGATACCGAACCAGCATGGCAGTTCGTAAAGCCGCGCATTTTCATCCCGGAGAAGATTGAACTGATTCAGCGCAAGGTTCCGACCTTTGTAGGGATGCTCCGCGACATCCGGGATGCTGAACGCGCCGGCGCTTGCGTGTACGTAGTGGACCAGCTCACCACTATGTGGATGGAGATCATGCAGGCATTCAAGGCCAAGAATCGCGGTTACATCCCAATCAACGTTTGGGGTGATATTCGCCAACAGTGGAATGAGTACGTAACCGCATTTCGCAACTCGAAGATGCACTGCATTGCTATTGGACGCCTCGGCAACGTCATGGAAGAGATCCAAGACGAAGAGAAGGAAGGCAAAACGAAACTGGTTAAGACTGGGACAGCATTTAAGGCGGGCGGTTCGGAATCGTTCGGCTATGAGCCTGATCTGCTTTTCGAGTTGAGTCTTGAGCGGAAAGCCAAGAAAGTCCGCGGCGAAGAGCGCGAAGGCGAAGGGCGCATGATCCACCGGGCCGACGTGCTGAAAGATCGCACTTGGGCTCTGAATGGCCGGGTATTCCGCTGGGCCGACAAGCCGAAGTATGAGCCTGGCGGCTATCGCGTGGTTTGGGCCGACCTGAAACCGCATTTTGATTTTGTTCAGCAGACCGGGGAGCAAGCCACAATCGAACCTGGCACCAGTGAATGCCTGATCCCAGATGATGGTCGGGGCGATTACTACCACAACCAGCAACTTCGCATCCAGGCGGTCGAGGAATGGGATGCCACAATGGAAATTCTCTTCTCTGGATCGTCGGCGGCTATGAAATCGGCGCGTCGCGTTGTGGGAGAAGCCATCACCGGACTGCGAAGCAAGACAGCATTTGAGAACAAGCCGTTAGTGCAGATCCAGGAATGCGTTCGGGTCTTGATGGCCCTCGAAAAGCGGCTGAAGTTGGAACCAGCTTCGACGGATGCTGATCTGTTGGCTCAAGTCGAGATGGCAAAAGAGGATTGCGTGAATCCTGGCAAAAGCATGACGTTGTTGCAAGCCCGAGCCGAGCAGACTTTGGCCCAGGTCAACGGTAAAGGTCAGGAGGTTTTGGAAGAAGCGTTCTAGTTTAAGCTTGCCCACTCCCCACGGCGCTTTCCCCCGGTGGGCAGCTTGGTAGGGGGATTCGGTTTATTCCAATTTTCCGAGTCCCTCTATCAAGCTCATGGAAACTGACTTTCAACGGCGCTGCGTTCGCCCTGAATGTGACAATTTAGTGCCCTTGGATCGGCTCAAGAAAAAGGGCATCACGTGCTCGGTAGTTTGCCAGCGATTGGACCGTCTCGGATATATGCGTTTAAAGCGGATTCTACGGCGTCAGCAGATTTTGGCGACCGGATGGGTCAAGCGGAGTAAATCGGCCAAGGGTGAGCAAATGCACAGTGTGCGCGAGGTATCAGCGACGCCGAAACCTAGGCCATACCTTCACGGGCTGCCCGGTTTTGATTATGACGTTTGATTTTGTGAAGCCCGGAGTAGTAGTAGATTCTGAAAAGGGGATGCGATGGGGGTTAAGAGCGGGGATCATAAGGGGGGAGAAAGGGGGAAGTCAAGGGGAAAAACTCTTACTATTTCTGTGGAAAATGTGCAAAACCTACATAAGATGCCGCAACCTCTATCGGATAGAGAGTGGGATGACCGCCGAAAAGTATTACGTGAGCAGGCCCGCCAGTTGGGTGTAAAGTGAAGCGTCATAAGCCTTGGCTCCGTCTGGTACTCAATCCGGCATGTTCGGACTGCGGCGGCGAAGGTTGGAAACGGATTATGGGAACATCGCAACTGACAGGGGCTCCGATGTGGTGTGTAGAGCGGTGTCATTGCGCGAAAGTTGTAAATTTCAACAAAGAACCGAAGCCCAAAAAGGTTTATCACGACGGAAAGGCGGCTGCGATCGGCGAATGAGTTACCAGCCTCTTTTGCAGGAGAATGGCCAGCCAGTCATTGATCCCGAAACCTGGAAGCCGCTATTTGTGTGTTGGACGCTTACAGAAGCGCCACAGTTGTACTTGGACCATCCGATGCAGACCGTGGCCCATGATACAGAGATGGAGCGGTGGTCAAAGAAATCGAGGAATTTGCATGAGCGCAAACTTAGTAGTTAAACCGCCGGCAGTCCGCGACCTAATCTCCAGTGCCCTGAGTAAAGGGCAAGGCTTGGCGGAGATCCTGAACCGCTTCGAGCATTCAGTAATTTTGTACGCTTTAGAGCACTGCCAGGGAGACCGGATCGAAACTGCGAACTTATTGCAGATCGGCGTACAGAATTTAAAGTTTCGCATGGAAGATTCAGGGCTGGATCAGCACTGGCCGGAGGGAACTAAATGACTTTTGAAGAGGCAATGGAAAAGATGTCCCGCGATGACCGCTTCCGAGCTACGGTGTATGCGATCAACACTCTGCTGGTTCACAAGGGTGTGTATTCCCCAGTGGAGTTTGAAGAGCGGTTTCTGGAATTCGCCGCGAAAGAATTGAAGTGATCCGCAGCTCAAAGAAAACGCAGCGGCGCCGGCGATGGATCAAGGCTTTGGACGATCATGCCCGTCAGAGAGTTTTTGAACGAGACGAGCATCTGTGCCAACGGTGCCAGGTTGCCAAGCCAAAAATGGGTAAAAATTCGGCGATGAAGAATGAACCTGTGGGAGTACCGGAGACAAAAATATGAGCTATGGCCAGCGTAAAGAACGTGAGTTTGTTTGCCCGACCTGCAAGGCCAATATCGGCAAGCCTTGTATCACTTACGCGAATACGATCAAATCTGGCCATCATGCAGCTCGGTTTCATCTCATGCGTAAAGCGGAGGAAGACGACTTTCAGCGACGTTATGGAAAATAATCCCGCTGGTTGCCCATTGCACGATAAGAAAGTTCCGGCTGCGCCCTCGCGGGAGCCCTCGGCAGCAGATGTTCTTGGAGGGAATCAGCAGGAAAATCTTTCGCCGGATCGGACGAATAAACCATGATCGCCAAGTGTTTGAACTGTAACCGAGATTACGATCAAGAGACGCAGGGAGCTATCTGTCCGCATGAGGTTGGTGGCCCGAATCGCTTACCGCCGTGGCCGAAACTGCCGAAGAAGCTAACGCTAGAAGGACACCTTGAGCATGTCCAGCAATTCCTTCAAGAGATGTACGCAACGATGATTGACTCGGTCGAACAGCCCAAACTAACGGTTGCCGAGATGTGCGAACTGCTACTGAAAACGGCCCGAGAACAGCGCGAACAACTGGCATCTGCGCCCTCGCGGGAGTGGATCAAGACGCTGGCAGAATTAGTAGCTAAGTGGCGAGAGCGTGCCGAAAAATTATCCGTTGGTTTTGCCAAAATGGAAGATTCAAGGGAATGCAGGATACTGAGTAGCTGTGCCAATGAAGCGGAGGAAATCATCAAGGAATATTTAAATTCAAAAGGAGAAACTACCATGCAACCACATCAGGAACGTGTTGTAGCAGAAAAAAGTGAACTGGATGGCAAACTAGAGAAATTGCTCGCCTTTATCGACTGTGGCAAAGGAGCTATTTACTCGACACTTGTAACGGAAGAAAGAGAGCGGCTCACTACTCAGGCGCGCATTATGAAGGAATATTCGGACGTGCTCGCGGATCGAATCGCTGCGTTTTGAATCGAGGAAATTATCGCCCGTCATGCGGCGGAGGGGAGGGAGCCTTGAGCAAGAAGAAGCAGAGTTTCGGCGATCAGCCCATCGGCTCGGACGTGTGTCATTGCGGCGATTATCGAAGCCAACACGAACGAGATGGGCACTGTCGAATCTGCTTTGGAGGCCGCGCTCCTTGGGACGAATGCTCGCAGTTTAGATTCTCGCGCTGCGCCACGGACGAGGAAGTAAAACACTGGAATCAAACTCAATGGGTGACCAGCGCGGCGGCTGGGAAAGGGGAGAGATGAGCACTGAAATGACACGCGAAGCGGCAGAAGATTTCTTCTCAGCTCTGTACGGCGGGAAGCATCATCCCGTATCGGTCGAGGCATCGGCTCCTGAGTCTGGAGGTGGGGAATCCGATGTCAAGTAATTTATATTTCTTTTATTGTCAACGCCGGATTTCTCGTAAGTCGTTGAAAGTCGATAAACATTGGTATTCTGTGTTTCATGCGTGATACAGTAGACACAGGAGGCAACACACATGGGCAATCTGGCGAAATACGAAAATGCGGTCCGCGATTTATTAGTAGCGGTTGACACCGAGAACGAAGAAGCCATCAAGAAGGCGGTCGAGGCATTGCGGGAGCTATACGAGGACACTTATGAGAGGCAGGTGACCGCTTGAGACTCGGCACCGTTCTCCGCAAATGGCGGCTGATGTCGGAGCTAGACCTCCGCTCAGCCGCCGCTGAGATGGGGCTGGATCATGCCACGCTCCATCGAATCGAGCAGGGCCGGATGCCGAGCGCGGAAAGTCTCAGGGCAATTCTCGTTTGGCTGATGGGCCGCTAACTCCCATCCCGGGAGAGAAGGAAGAGGAATCGTGAGCGAAACGAAGAAGTTTGGCGAACTGATAGACACACTGGATAACTTGGTGCACGCGATGGAGTTGGCGCTGCCGCCCGCCGTGCATGTTAAGCATCTCAAGTCGAATCTTGCGGAGCTAGTGAAGGACTTCAAGGCAACCTATGTCGATGCTACGGGCGAGAATCCGTGGGAAGGCCAACCGTTATGACCCCCGATCCCAAGCCCGCCGCCGGAGAGACCAAGCCAGCACAGGACGCTATTTGTGCGAGCTGCGGCAAGACTTTTGGCGACTACATTCACAATTTGCCCGAAGGCCGCGATGACTGGGACAATCACGAATTTGTCTCGGTGGCTCCCTCCCCAGCATCGAGTCCACGGAAGGACGAATTGGTTTCTGTCAACGAGCCGAGATTCACCTGCCCAATTTGCGGATCGGACGTGGCTGAATCATACAGATACAAGCACGTTTGCGTGGCGGAGAAGACCGCCGAGTCCCAACTCCGTGAGCTAACCGCCGAGTCAGCGCGGCAAAAATTCATCAAGGAAGATATCCGAGATCAAAGGGATAAGGCGTGGGAAGAAAATGCGGAACTCCGCTCCACCATAGAGAAGCTGGAGAATAGGCTGGAGTCTAACCTTGGAACTCTACGGCATACAGTAGTCCGCATGGAATTCCTCGGGCATGGGCATGGGGAATTAGATTTGCAAATTGAGAGAGCGGAGCGCCAACTAGCGGAACTGAGGAGCAAATGACAGCCAAACGTGATCTTCGGCGCATCCGATTGAGTTCCCTGCGGGGCATCTTGGAGCACATGGCGAAGTCCATTGCTTTGATGCAACAACTGGTGCACCGATTAGAGGCAATGGAGACAAAGCCTAAGCAGAAGAAGTGTTGATTCACTTTACTAAGGCGGAGGGAAGCAAGCATGACGGAACGCGAAGAATTCGAGAAGTGGGCGCGTGAGACGGAAGAAGCTGGGATTCAATCGCTTGCCCGCGACGAAGAAGATTCCTACGCCATTTCTGAGCCACATGCTGCATGGCGAGCATGGCAAGCATCGCGATCCGGGCTAACCTCTGGGCTGCGGGAACTCGCCGGACAACTGAATAGACTGGACGTAATGAAATCCTGGGATAGCGGCAGGGTTGTCGATGCGAATCGTGTGCAGGAAATCGCCGAAGAATTGCTGGCTCTGATCCCAGAAGCCACGAAGGAGCCGCGATGAAGCAACCGAAAGGAATCTGCAAGGTTGTCGGTGCGGAGAGCATCAAGCTTCGTCCACATGCCGTTTACGCAAAAGTGGTTGTAGAAGACGAGATTGGCCAGCAGTTCTACTTCACCGCCTCGGCATTTAACTTTGATCTCAGGGGAGCCACGAAGGAGGTTACAGATGGCCGATAGGGTAATTGGTGGTACGCCGAAGGGAACGAAATCGCTTTGTTTGACGTGCCGCGCAGCTCACCATGTAAGCGGCTTAAATTTGCAACATGTAGTGTACTGTCAGAAACTCAACCCATCGGCTCGAATCACATTTCCAGTCGAAACCTGTTCTGGCTATGATGACAAAAGAGTTCCGGCCCTCTATCAGATGGAAGAAATCGCGTGGCAGGTGCAGAGCCGGAATCGCGGCGCAGTCGGCTTCGCTGGCGGGCGCGACCTGACAATCCAAATCGTGCCACCCTCGGAAGCTAACAAGCCGAGTCCGCCTCAAGCTACGCCAACGTCAAGCGGGGAGGACACCCATGCCAAAAGCTGAAAAAGGACTATACGAAGTAGAGAATGAGCGCGTCAGGAAGCACATAGCAGAATTGATCCGGCGCGAAGTTAGTTTCTTCAATGGCTGGGCGATCCCCGATAGCTCCGCCCGCAAGGCCTGCGAGAAAGCAACCGAAAAAATCCTGAAATATCTAGCAAGGGGCACCCATGCCGAACGAAGCTGACCCGCAAGAGATTCGCATACGGGCGATGGCCTACGCCAAGGCTCACCCGCTTGGCGACATACACGACTTCCCGGCTTACGATCCTCGCTGCATTTATTGTCGCTACGCCTTGAAGGAACTAGAGAGAAATCAAATGAGCGAAGCTGACCCATTCCGGGAGCCTGCCGAAAAGTTTTATTTGGCCGAAGCGCGAAAGTGTTATGCGGCCAAGAAGCAAATTGACATGCCTGACCTGCTGGCCCGTGCCATGCGGATCGCCGCCGAGGAAACATTGATCTGCTATGACTTTGGCCCCACCTTAGAGGAAGTGGCCTCTCGTATCTCAGAGAGAATTCAGAAACAAACCCCTTGACATTCACAGCCCATCAAGAGTACATCTTGCTTTCACCCAGCCAGCCGTAAAATTCTGTGCCCAACAGACCAGGCTGATACCTGGATCGCAACTCAATAACCCCTCGTGTCTCAAGTCAGACTACAAGAGCTTAATTCAGTCACTCGCTATGAAACTAAGCGGGTCGTGCTCTGCCTGATCGCCCGAGATCTGGCGGAATGGGTGATTCGCGGTACTTTGGCCAGAGAGAAGCAGCCGGCAAAGATCGAAAATGGCTGGAAAGTTCGCGGAACATTTAAAAACCTCCAGCAGCTTCAAGGGTATGCGACCAAGCAGGAAGAGTTTACGGCCCTCCCCAGCGCCGAACTACCGGGATTGAAGTTTGAAGAGCCTAATCGACGACGGCGCACAGCGCCAATTTGCGGACTCATGCAGCAATTAGCAAGTTCTCAGCAAAATGTCAGTACATCTTAGCAAAAAGCATGAAATCTTTGTCGCGGAGTTTTTGGTTGACCATAACGCCTCAAGGGCCGCGATTGCAGCAGGTTACAGCAAAAACGGCGCTGGTGTCACCGGTCACCGCTTATTAAAGTCTGCTAAGATCGCGACTAGAATTGCCGAGAAAACTGCTAAGACACTGCAAAAGCTCGAGATCACAGCCGAGCGCGTGCTCAATGAACTGGCGAAACTGGCCTTCCTCGATCCCCGCAAGCTGTTCAACCCTGATGGATCGCTTAAGCCGGTCACGGATCTCGACGATGATACGGCTGCTGCAATTGCCGGGATGGACATTGAAAAGCTTTATGAGCATTTCTCGAAAGGCGGCGCCAAGAACGTCGGTACCGTCACCAAAGTAAAGTTGCTCGATAAAGGCATCAATCTGGAACGATTGGGACGACATCTGAAGCTGTTTACGGACAAGATCGAAATTGCCGACGCGGATCAACTGGTAAAGAAACTACAAGCGGGAAGAGCCCGTGCCCGTGGCTAGTCTCTTAGAGCGGCCCGTTAGCGTTGATTTGCAACTGGCGGAAGAACTCTCAAACTTCTACGCCGATCCGTTCGGTTTCGTAAAATTCGCATATCCTTGGGGCGAACCGGGCCCGCTTGAGAATGAACCTGGCCCCGACGAAAACCAGATCGAATTCCTCAAATCTTTGGGCGCGGAAGTCCGGGCACGTAAGTTCGATGGCAGCAATCCCGTTATGCCGATTCGCATGGCCGAATCGAGTGGTCACGGTACCGGGAAGTCGGCAATGGGAGCGTGGATCACCGACTGGATACTCTCCACAAGACCTCATTCCATCGGCACCGTAACCGCCGGCAGTTTCCAGCAACTCGAAGAACGAACTTGGGCCGCGATTCAATACTGGACGAAACTTTCCATCGCGGGGCACTGGTTTGACATCCAATCGCGCGGCATTTATCACAAGCAATTCCCCGACACTTGGAAAGTCCAGGCCCAATCTTGTAAGGCCGAGAATGCCCAGAGTTTCGCCGGTCAGCATGCGCGGACTTCGACTTCCTGGTACTTGTTCGATGAAGCCAGCGACGTGCCGGACAAGATCTACGCCACAGCCTATGGAGGGCTGACCGACGGCGAGCCCATGATGTTTGCCTGGGGCCAGATGATTAGAAATACTGGCGAGTTTTACAAAATCTGCTTCGGCGATCTCGCGGAACGGTGGAACCACCGCAGAGTCGATTCCCGCACCAGCCGTTTCACAAACAAGGAATACATCCGGCAAATCGAAGCGGATTATGGACAGGATAGCGATACTTTCAAAGTCCGCGTTCTCGGCTATCCGCCGTCAGCTTCTGAACTCCAATACATCGACAAAGGCCGGATTGATGCGGCCAGAACGAGAATTCAAATTGCGATGCCGGATGAACCAATCATTGCAGGCTTCGATGTATCCGGTGGAGGAAAAGCTTGGAACGTCATTCGCTTTCGGCAAGGGTTGAATGGGAATTTGCCTGAGCTGAAACCGATTCGCATCCCGGGGGAGCATGATCCTGATCGTTCGCAACGGGTCGGGATTGCGGCAGAGCTTTTGAGAGACCAGCGGCCCGGTCGCAAGATCGCGGCGATGTTCGTGGACTCGGCTTTCGGTGCTGTGATTGTTTCAAGACTCAGAGCTTTGGGCTTCACCAATGTTTATGAAGTGAACTTCGGCGGCGCAAGCCCCGATCTTCACTGCCTCAACATGCGGGCCTATATGTACATGAAAGCGAAAGAATGGCTGCTGTTAGGAGCTTTACCGAAAGACGATCATTTACCAGAGCAATATCGCGTGGGAACCCAGTTGGCGATTCCGGGCTATCACAGCAATAATTCTGGCAAGCTGGTCATCGAATCCAAACAGGAAATTCAGAAGCGCGGCGAAGCCAGCCCGGATGATGCGGATGCGTTTGTTCTGACCTGGGCGCAGGCGGTGGCGCCGCCGAAACCCTCGAGCATGCAAAGATCGAAGCCGAAGACTTATTCGGCGTGGGGTTAACATGACTTGTGACAATCTTCACTGCGTGGTTTGCGGCCCGTTCTGGTGCCGCCTGCTTTACCGCCTGACTTTTCGCCGTTGGTATCCAAAGGCTAAATTCGCATGAGCGCTTATCCAATTCCGCAACCTCCGCAAAACATCTTCGCCCAGCGCATGCAAGCTCCCGGCATGGCGCAGAACGGCGTGATGATGGGCGGACAGCAACCAATGGGTGCGATGCCTGCTCACGGCACGATGATGCCTGGGCAGTCACAACCGATGCAACCGACTTCTGGGGCCATGCCCTTTCGTGGAACCCCCGCTATGCCTCAAACGCCTCCTAGCGGCATGATGCCGGGACAAGTACCGATGGGGCAACCCCAGAACGCGATGCAGCCGCAGAACGCCTTGCGGGGAAGGATGATGGCTTACTGATGGCTGTTCTCAAAGCCAAATCTCGTAACGCTCTGGCGGATCGGGTATTCGGGCTTCCGGGTGAGCGAAAGTATCCCATGCCGGATAAATCTCACGCTGCGAACGCGAAAGCCAGAGCGACTCAGCAAGTCGCCAAAGGAAATCTATCCGCGAGTTCGGCGGCCAAGATCAGGGCGAAAGCCAATCGAGTTTTAGGAAAGGGTTAATGGACAAGGTACAGCGGAATCTACCGTCTTACCCCCAGACCCTTGTAGTAAGAAAGTAAAACCATGAGCAGCACGCCAATGGGCATCACCCAGTTCGGAGCTTTCACCATTCCCGCCGCGCAACTGATCCAGAATGCCATCAACCAACGCGGATTCGGAGTCACCGGCAATGTGTTCTATTGCGATCCGGTCAACGGACTGGATACCAATAACGGTCAACTCCCAGCCTCCGTTGGAGTCGCGGGGCAAGGGCCGGTGCAAACCTTGCTTGCAGGCTATAACCTCCTGCGTTCGGGATACAATGACGCTCTGGTTCTAATCGGCAATGGGCAGGCTTCCGGCTCGGCTCGTATCACGAGCTTTACCTGGTCGAAAAATGCCGCGCACTTATTCGGGATTTGCGCGCCTTCGGCAGTTTCCCAACGTGCCAGAATTGCATTCCCCACGACAGCTGGATTGACCGTCACCGCAAATTTCTTTACGGTCTCTGGCAATGGCTGCTTGTTCTCGAATCTCAGTTGGTTCCAAGGTGCCGGCGCGGGACAGACGGGTATCGCCGCGGCGATCTGTATGACGGTTTCCGGGCAGCGCAATGCCTTTGTCAATTGCGATTTCGAAGGCATGGGCGATACCACAGCTTCCGCAGATGCCGGTTCCCGGAATTTGCTCATCAGCGCCGGGGAGAACCTTTTCTCGCACTGCAACATCGGCATCGACACGATTCAACGAACCAATGCCAATTCCTCGGTCGAGATCAGCGGCGGTACGGCGCGGAACATTTTCGAGCAGTGCACTTTCCCGATTGATTCCTCTGACGGCCTGCAATACATTCTATTGGCCGCGAACGCTTCCGCCTTGGATCGCTACACCTATTTCAAGGGTTGCATGTTTATGAACGCCTTGGGATCCGGTTCGACGATTCTCGCAGCGCTGTTTCACATCGTGGCTTCTTCGGGTGGAATCGTGTTGCTCGATATCACCTGCAACTGGATCGCTACCGCGATTGGTGACACGGCTACGAAAGCTCAGGTCTATATGGGCGGAGTGGCAGGGGTGGCGACCGGCGGCAAGATGATTGTTGCTTCTTAAGCTTCCGGCCTGACAAGCCAAATTGGGTACTAATATACACGGCTAACCAAACTGTGATATGAAAGGAATTACCGTGACAGGGCAGCCTAATTTGGTGGGCCTTTTGGAGTCCATTCTTTCAGAAGTCGAAAGGCCTCGTCTCGATTTGCGTCAAGCAATTCGACTATCTGCGGAAGTTTGGCCAGAAGGCCTAGATAATCTTCTCGACACGCAGCACTTATCTTCGGAGCCATTTCCGCCCGACCCCGTTCCACAACTTTGTGCATTTGCGCTTCGTCGAGACCCTTAGACTTGCAAGCAGCGGCAAAAAGTGTCTGGTAGAGCATCAACCTGCGCTGCAAGACTTCCGAGTTGTCAACGAATGCCTCCAATAACTTAATGAGTACGTACTTGTCGATTTCCAATTCCGTGCTCTCTTTCTATATCGTCGGGCGATTGGCTATTTCATTTAGAAATTTCTCGACATGGTTCAGAATGTTTGCTGCCTCTTGTTCATTGTAAGATTCCCTAGCGTGAGAAATGCTGTTCCTCCATGCATTCTTGAACCATTCAAATTCTAGATTGAGTGATGAGTAGAACCGTAAGTCCTCGGCTTTTTGTTGACCGCGAGATTGTTGCTCTAGCTCTCGAATGCGAGCGTCGATTTTCTTGACAATAGTTCCCCAATCCTGGAGTTCTATTGGGGCTGGGAAAGATGTTCCAAGTTGTTTGGCGATACGATGTAAGCTCAATTCTAGGGCACGCATCAGATGAAACACGCAGGCTGTCCAGCGATCCAGAGCAAAACATTTTCCAGCTTCGGAGATTTCTTGGGCGGATTCAGGAAGCGCATCGGCCACTACCTTGCCGAAAAGCGGCTCAGTTTGATCGTAATATTTGCGTTGCAGAGAAGGAATCACTAAAAGTGCATCTCTTTCCACTCTCTCCAGAAATGCCTCGCGTAGGTCGCTTGTCATCTCTTGCATGTGCTTGCCTATTTCTCCAGCAAGAGCACGGCGCTGCAAACGTTCGGCTTGGGCGGCTAATTCTGGCCAGCCGAGTTCATTCCAAGAGGCAATGAGCGCCCCGAATTTATTTTCGGCTTCATCCTTTGCTACCGCACCTTCCCCCTCCATGTTGAATCCGGGAGCTAAATCGAGAAGGACGTCGACCATAGCCGCAAACCGTCGCGCATCAATACGGAGCATTTCCAGTATCCGTTCAGTATTACCGAGTTGACTTTGTGAGCACACCACTGCTATACCCTCCATCAGAGGGCTTACAGAAGTGGCTCACCCAAAACCTTCCGCCAAGAATGAGACGGGCGAGTACGCGAATTTTGAAAATGCCCTTAAAAAAGTATTGTCTGTCCCGCACTCGGAACTCAAAGCTATGCTTGATTCCGAGAAGCGGAAACGGAAGAAGCGGGCTTCGGCCCGCGCTTCCCGCCACCACCGCCCATCTTGACCAGCGAACCGCGCTGCAAAGCGAATCTCAGGCGGTGCATGACAAACCATGCGGATTTCTGAGTGATTCCCAAAGCGCGAGCTACTTCATAGCTGCTCACACCATTCTTGCAATTGACCAGCATCCAGAGCGCGAGCAACCATTTGTCGAGCGAGATGGGCGAGGCCTCAAAGATGGTGCCAAGCTTTACAGTGAACTGCTTGTAGCACTCTTTGCACTTCCAGCGTTTTTGGGTTTTCAGGTAGTAGTGTTCCTTATGGCCGCAAGCAGGGCACTCAGGGCCATTCTTCCATCGGAGTGCGGCTACTGTGTCGATGCAGACCTGCTCATCGCTGAAATGTCGAATCGCCGCTTGCAATGTTTTAGGAGTATTGCCCATGCTTAATTCCCTTTCTTCCAATTCTGTTGCCGGAGTTCTGCGAGAGTTTGCGCGAGAGGTTGACTCTTATATTGAACGACGGCACGCTCCGCAGCTTCGAGCCGCTCTGGATCGGATAATGCGCCCTGAACAAAGCGGTCTATCTCCTGTCGGGCTTCCAAGGGAAGATAGTCTTTCGCTATCCGCATCGCAGAAATCAGGACAAGATTCTCGCTAAGTAAATCTTCGAGGATGCCAAAGAGTTGATCGCGTAGATCGTCGGTTTCGCCCATGACCACACAATAGCAAGGAAATCATGGTTAGTCAAGTATATTATTACCCCAAATTGGGGGCGGACGTGCACCGAAGTTTGCCGACTTCGCGGTTCCGCCCCTCCCACCTTATCTGCCTATGCGAAGAACTGCCTCGTAGCATGCGGTTCCTGGGGCAGCGGACGCGGAAATCGTACCGCAACCGGTGGCTGGCCGGTTCTTACCTAACCCTTCGGGGCCAGATGGCAGCATAGGGAGACAAGGAACCGCACATTTATGGACACTTTAAAAGTGCTCGCTGTCATTTTCGGTGCCGCTTTTCTCATGCTTCTAATCGTCGTCGGAATTGTACTGGCTGGCGGAGACGAAGACGACGAGGAAGACTGAATGTTTCCGAAACACTGGGAACTCGAGCGCATCATTCGACACGCCTTCGCCGAAATCTTAACTAACCAGAAACTCATCATTTCAAACCAGGAGAAACAAATGGCAGCCATTGACGATCTGAACGCAGCAGTCACCCAACTCACCACCGATGTCGATGCTTTGATCGCAGCCCAAGGCACCCCGGACTCCGCGATTGAACCCGTCGTGGCCAACGTCAACGCTTTGGACGCTCAGGTCAAGGCCGCTTTACCGGCAGCCCCAGTCGCGGCCGTGAAACCTGCCACCAAAACAGTCGAGAACTAAATGCCCAAATTTCTCGAAACCAAGCTGAAAAAAGAGTACGGCGAAAAGTCCGCTGTACCTTACAAAGTGATGAACTCCATTGGGGCCATGCGGGGCAATAAAGAGACCGCCAAAGGCCGCGCGATGGAAGAAAAACACGAGGCAAAAATGAACGCGCCAAAAATACGCAGCATGCGCATCGAAATCCATCACGGCCCCGGCATGGCAGTCACCGGACACACTGTCCATCACGAAATGATGCCGACGAAGATGGCGAAGTCCCCCGGTGGCGCGTTCATGGAAGAGACTAACCACTCTTATCCATTCGACGCGAATGGCCAAAGCTCGACTCATGGCGACATGCTCGACCACATTGCGGAACACCTGGGCATGGGCCACGGGAGTGATGAAGCCGAAAACGACAACAAGGAAGTGCCCGAATAAATGGCCCACGTCACTTTAGAAGAACGGCAGAAAATCAATCACCAGCTCAAGACCATGGGCTTCGGTGGGATTGACGATGCCAATCTGTTCGCGCAAATGGCGTGTATGTATCGAACCCACAATTCCTTTCGTGGCCTACTGATGTCCACGCGGCCTGACCAGCGAAGAATCGCTTACGAAGCCCTGAAACCGCATCTCTGCTTCATTGCCAAGCCTCTGGACGTTTACGAGTCTGAGACCAAAGAACGGGCGGAACGCGAACAGTGGGACACCTGGAACTCTGCAACTCAATATCCCGAAGCTTTCAAAGTTGGCGAAGTTGAATCCCCGGAATACCGGTTGAATCGATTGGCGCAGGAAGCCATCGCGCAGGTTGCACATGAAAAGCACGGCGGACTAGAGATGGTGTGCGCGAAATGCACTGCCTCTGAAGTCTTCCGCGCGCCGGACAGAAAGCAAGCTGAAAAAGATGCTCGAGCCACCGGCTGGCGCTCGGATGGAAAGAAAAACTGGTGCCCGCAACACATTCCCAACCGCTGCACCATGACCTTGACTTGTTCTGAATGTCCCAGGGAAGAAAAGTTCCGTTGCTGGGAGCCGCAAGATGGTTACGTGAAAGCGCGATTGTCCGGCTGGGTCATTGGCGATTCCGCGAGGTGTCCGAAGTGCTCCACTCCGAAAGTCCTTCTGCAATAGTTTATGGCCGCCCCCGAACCCAAAGAAATTCGCGATGCTTTTGCCGACTACCGCGAGGCTTGGCGGGAGATCCGCGAAGAAGCTGCGGAAGACATGCGGGCGCTCTCCCCTGGCGGGCCGTGGTCGGACAAAGACCGTGATGCGCGTCGAGATGCAGGAAGACCTTGTATCCATCTCGATCAACTAAACCAGTTTCTCGCTCAAGTCAACGGGAATGTCCGCAAATCGAAGCGGGCCATCAAAGCGATTCCCAAAGGGAACGGCGCCAACGACGAAGACGCGAAGAAGCGTTCCGCCTGCATCATGGGGATTGAAGATCGTTCGCAGGCCCAGCCGATTTACTTAGGGGCTTTCCAGTCCATGACCGAACGCAGTTATGGATTCGCCGTCATCCGCACGGAATATAAAGACGAGGAGAGCTTCGATCAGGAAATTCTCATTAAGCCAGTACAGAATCCAGACACGGTTCTGATTTCCCCGTACTACAAGCAGCCGGACGCGAGCGATATTCCCGATGCTTTTTTTCTCGACCTCCTTTCAAAGAAAAAATTCAAGCATGACTATCCGAAAGCGCGAGTCACAGATTTCGACGATCTCGATTCGACCGATGTCAGTGTGTCCGATTGGATCAAAGAAAAATATGTCCAGATTGCCGAGTTCTGGAAGGTAGAAAACACTCTCTCAAAACTCCTGCTGGTGCAAACTGCCCAAGGGCCAATCGTTTTCACCGAAGACGAATGGAAAGAGGCCAAAGCCACGAACCTGCGCGGCGAAGTGAAGCGCGAACGCGCCGTTGAAACCCCCAAAGTCACGCAATACATGACCAACGGCATCGAGATTTTGGACGAGATCCCTTGGGCTGGAAAGCGCATTCCGATCATCTCTTGTTTCGGGCCCGAGCGTTGGACGACCGAAGGCGGAACGGCAAAAAGACAGTTGCTTTCGATGGTCAGGTTCGCCCGCGATCCGCAGATGCTTTTAGATTACCTGGCGAGTGGAGAATGCGAGACCGCTGGACTGATTCCAAAGACTCCCTACGTTGGTTACAAAGGGCAATTCGAATCGGACAAAGAAACGTGGGATGAGATTACGAAAGTGGCTCATCCCTACGTCGAAGTGGATGTGAATATCGACGCTGCCAGTGGCGAAGTTTTGCCATTGCCGACGATGACTTCTCTGACTCCGAACTTTGGCGAGTGGGAGACGGCGATCGATGCCAGAACCCGCTCAATTCAGGCCGCAATGGGGATTTCTCCCATGCCCGACGCGGCCCAGAGACGGAATCAAAAATCCGGCGTGGCCCTTTCAAAGATCGATGACATGGAGCAGTTGGGCGCGACCCAGTTTGTGGATCGCTACGAAAACGGTTTTCTCTACAACATGGGATGGCAGATCAATGACCTGATTACTCCCATCATCGATACCCAACGAGAAATGCCGATTGCGAAACCCGATGGAACCCGGTCAACCATGCAGTTAGTCGGAAACACTTCTCATCCCTTGGATGAAGACGATGCTTACGACGTGCAAGGCTTGGAAGAAGACCACATGCACACCGGTAAGGGCGATTTCGATGTCACCATTTCAACAGGGCCGAGCTACGCCTCGGAACGCGAAGAGCAGGACGATTTCGCGGACACGATGGTGGACAATATCGCCAACCTTCCGCAACCCGGAACTCCTGGCGCAAAAGTTCTAGCCATGACCATCCGCATGAGACCCACGCTCGGGCCTATCGGTCAACAGATCGCGGAAGTTTTCGATCCGCCGAGTCCCGATAATCTTCCTCCGCAAGCGCAGGCAGTGGTTTCTCAATTACAAACTCAATTGCAACAGACTCAGCAGGAACTCGCGGCTTTGCACATGGAGCGGGCCGGGAAAGTGTTGGAACAGCAGACGAAACTCATCCAGCAGCAAATGAAGGAAGACGGAGAAAATTTCCGGGCTCAACTGGCGAATGACATCAAGGTGCTGGGTGAGCTTTTAGCGAGCAAACAGTCCGTGGCTTCGCAGGAAATGGAAATGTACAAGCAATTCTATTTGGAGAACCACGGTGCAGCGCATGAAGCTGGTTTGCAAGCATCGGAACAGGCGCATGAGCAAGCTCTAGCCCAACAACAGCAAGCTTTGCAGGCCCAGCAGATGACACCTACTCCCCAGAATCCACAGCCTGCTCAGCAAAGTTCCGGCGGCCAATGACCACGAAAACGCGCCGATTATCTTGTGCGTAAAACCAAGCCCGGATCTCGAAGCACTGCTTCATAAAATCGTAAAAATAGTTTTCGCTCACGCAATGCAGCCGAACCTTGTATTTCATAGCCCAAGACTTTAGCACTTCCGCGCCCCGGCGTTAAGGGGAAAATTGAAAGGCCAAACCATGAGTACCACCGTTACTTCGGAAGCCCCGGTAGCTTCCAATTTGGAAGACGCTCTCGAAACTGGATTCCTCCCAGACGACCCGCACTATCGGTTGACAGGCGAATTCAAGGACGAGAAGCCCGAAAAGAAAGAAGAAGTTGAAGCACCCGCCACACCCGGCGACAAGGGTGACGAAATCGCTGCGGCCTCGGAAGCCGCTCCACCGCAGGAAGAAACCCCGGCACAAACCCGCACGACGCGAACTTCTGAATCTCGCTGGCAGAAAATCACCCGCGAAAACAAGGACTTAAAAGAGCGCCTGCTCAAGCTGGAAACTTCTCAACCTAAGCGTGACCCCCAGCAGACCTCGCAACCTGCTCCTGAGAAGGCAAAAGCCAATGCAGAGCCGATGGTTGATGATGTTGACCCGAAAACCGGAAAGCCAGTTTATGCAGACTGGCGCGAATGGCAAAAAGCGCATGACAAATGGAATCGCTCCGAAGCCGTTCGGGAATTTCAGGAAATATCAGCAAAAACCGCGGCCGAGCAACAGCGCACGCAAGCGGAACGGACTGTAGCCGAAGGTTTCGCCAAAAAACTTGAGCCCGTACGCGAGAAATATCAGGATTTTGTTTCGGTCGCATTGAATCCCGACCTGGTGATTCCGCGGGGATCGGCAACCGATATTTTTCTTTTGGATTCCGAGCATGCTGGTGAGGTTCTTTATTATCTCGGCCAACACCCGGAAATTCTGCAAGGATTTTACGGTGAGCACGATCCAAAGGCCGGACGATTTGTCAATAAGATCAATCCAGCCCAGCAGTTTCGCAAACTGGCGCAGATCGAAGGCACATTCTCCGGCACTCAAACCCCTCCTGCCAAACCCGTGACCCAGGCCGCTCGACCACCGCATCAGGTTTCTGGTAAAGGAACCGTCGCCAAAGATGCCGTCGATCAGGCCGTTGAAGATGGCGATTTCGAGACTTATCAAAAGGCGCAAAACGCCAAGGATCTCGCCCGCCTCAAAAGGAAATAACTCATGGCAAACCAATTTTTAAACACTTCCTGGATTTCCATGGAAGTGTTGCGGAACCTCAAAAACGCGATCAAGGCGGTTGAATACTTCAACCACGACTGGGAAAAGGACTATACGAAGGCGTGGGCAGTCGGCACGACCATCCAAGTCAAATACCCTCAACAGTTCACCATCCGCGATGGCATGGACTACGATCCGCAAGGCATCAACCGCATTTCCACCACGATTTCCCTCGATCAACCCTTCGGCGTGGATTTCCAGTGGGATGATTATGAAGCTGCGGTCAAAGCCGAGCGTTCGGAAGAAGAACTCAAGTCTGAATACCTAGCTCCCGCGGGTGTCCAGATTGCGAATGAGTGGGACTCTCGAGCCATCCTGTTCGCCAAAAACAATGTCAGCCAGATTGTCGGTACTTTGGGAGTCGATCCAACTTCGATCGGCTATTTGGATACCGCACGCGCTCGCTTGCTGCAAAAGGCTGGAGCATCAGTAGCGAAGAAACGGGCTGCATTGATTTCCTCTTCGATGCAGAACAATTCCATCAACACCCCTGTAACCTCGCTGTTTCAACCTGCCGATGCCATCACGGAAGCTTTCCGCGAAGGCTCGATGGGAAAACTCAAGACCTTCGATGTGTTTGAAGAGCAAAATCTCTACTCACACACCGCCGGAACTTGGGCCGCAGCAGTGACCGTGACGGGAGCTGGACAGAGTGGGACATCGCTCATCATCACCGGCACTTTGGGCGACACGTTGAATCAGGGAGATAAATTCTCCATCGCCAATGTGAACTTCGTCAACCCCCGAAGCCGCCGCACTCCTGGGCCATTGACTCCGCAGACTTTCACCGTGACGCAAAACTTCACCCTGACTGGCGGAGCGGACACCATCACCATCCTTCCGGCGATTTACGGCCCAGGCCCCTCTGGCCCGAGCCAATATCAGAACGTCGATGCTCTGCCTGTTAATGGCGCGGCATTGACTCTCTGGCCGGGAACCCCCAATCCGAACGGGGCTGTCGGCACGGTGGGACTCGCGCTGACCAACATGGCTTTTGCCATTGTCGGCATGCGGTTCTACTTGCCGAAAGCCGTCGAAGCCCGTTCACAGGCAGAAGACAAAGCCACTGGCATTCCGGTGCGCTGGGTTCACGCCTGGGACGCTTACCATTCCCTACAGATTCAGAGATTCGACACCGTAGGCGGATTCGGGAACCTCTATCAGGACAACGCCGCAGTCGCGTTGCTGGGAGCCTAACATGAGAAAGCTCATTCTCTTCGCAGTAGTGTTGGCTTTACTGACCGCACCATTCGCGCTCGGCCAAGCCACCGCCACCAACCTCATCCTCACCGCGACCTCGCTGAATGCAGCGGTGCTTTCCAGTGGAACCACAACCATCACCCTAGTTTCTTCGACCGGAGTCACGGCCAACAGCACCGTACTCTGGATTGAAGATGGGACAGGCGGGAATGGCGAAGCCGTCTTCGTCAATTCTGTCGGTGCTGGCGGCCAAGTGGGAGTGACTCGGGGCTACGGAGGTTCTTTTGCCGACAAACACCTGTCTGGTTCGCCCGTTCTGATTGGTGCGCCAGCGGCGTTTGTTTCAAGAGATCCCTCGGGATCCTGTACCGCAGCCGCAGCCTACACTCCGACTATCAATGTGACCGGCGGAGCCAATGGCTTGAAGGGCGGGAACCAATGGATTTGCTCAAGCATCACGGCTTCCTGGGTACCTGGGTACTTTAATACCCAACGCCCAGCGGGAGTGACCACATTGGTCGCTTCTGTCGCCGGAGCGACCAATCCGACGGGCCCGCTATTTCACGTCAACGGGACAAACGCAATCACCGCTTGGGGGTCTTCGACTACCGTGGGCCTCGGAGCTGGTGGGGGTTCGGCGACTCAGCCGTATGGTGCTCCGTTCTGTACCATCCCCGATGCTGCCTGGACTTGGACAGCGACTAACAATATCGCTACGTCCGGGACAGCCGTCGCCAACCTGCTTATTTGTTGGGTTTTCGATGGTACTGCCAAAAAGTACGTCTCGATCCAATCGAAGTAGGGAACTTGGGGCCGGCCGCAAGCTGGCCCCGCTTTTTCATGCCCTTAAACGAAGCCACCCGCAAAACCCGCGAACGCTGGCCCGCTTCATTCGATATTGAAGGCATTCCCCGCGACACGCAGATTCGCACCGCACTCTTACAGCAAAGAATTCAGGAGGGAAAAATGGCCCAAGTCACAAACAGTTTCACGGTCGATAAACCAGCAGGCCCGGTCATCAACGACATCAATAATCCCCCGCACGTCAATTACAACCCGTATGACCCGAAAAATGAATTTCCGAAACTGGTCTATCATCACAGCTCAGGCCGAGTGTTGAAAGTCGCGGACGCCAAAGAACAAAAAGCGGCCTTGAAGCGTGGTTTTGATCTGAAACCCTCCCCGGGGCATGATTATTCGAAGATCAGCCGCGCCGGAATTGCTCCGGTCGCCGAAACCGGCCCAAAACGCGAAGAGGAAATGTCTGCGGAAGAACTGGCAGCTCTGGATGAAGCGGACGCTGGCTAATGCCCGTTACTCCTCCCGTCACGCCCCCGGCGCCGCTGACTTACGCGGTTTTGGACATCATCACCGATTCCTTCATTGAAATCGGTGCATGTGCGCCTGGGGAAAATCCGAGTCCCGAAGAACAGCAGTGGGGATTGCGAAAGCTGAACGATCTCATCGACGTGTGGCAGGCAAAACAAGCCTACGTCTATAGCTACGACTTCGCGGTTTACACACTTGTCGTCAACAAAAACCCGCAAACTATCGGGCCGAGCGGACTGGCTGACTTTTCGACGGGGAACAAGCCACGTCCCGTGAGGATCGAATCGGCGGCGCTGCTTTTGCAGCAATCAAATACAGTCGATCTCTGGATCAACGTTCAGGATCGCATGTGGTGGGCGCTGCAAACCGTCAAAGATATCCAGACCAACGTGCCGACTGACTTGTTCTACGATCCCACATTTGAAGACGGGTCGATTTTCTTCTGGCCGGTTTCGAACATTCAAAGGCAAGTCCGATTACAACTTTGGACGACAGTTTCTCAGTTCACTTCGATCACAGATCCCATCGGCGGCCCAGGTGGGCCGGGAACTTTACCGCAAGGCTATCGCACAGCCTTAAAGCTGACTCTGGCGGAGATGCTGTGTCCAGGAGCCAATCGGCCAGTATCGCAACAACTCGCGAAGGCCGCTTTAGAGGCGCGTGCCGCAGTCTTCGGCAATAATGCCAAGAGTCCAAGAATTGCCACAGCGGATTTCGGCATGCCCACTTCGAAGAGTCCGGGGCAGAGACAGGATTTCAATTGGGCAATCGGCAACTATCCGGGCGGAAGACCGCAGTAAACCATGCCTGAGTTTGGTTTTGTAGGGCCGACGTACACCGCCGCTTCGCCCATCATCGACGATGAGCTGGCAATGAACTGCTTTGTTGAGATATCAGAATCGGAAGGCGCGGCCACCAAAAAAGCTTTACTAACAGTTCCAGGACGAAAAGTTTTCGCTTCTCTTCCCGAAGCCAGCGTTCCCGGATCATTTACGGTCAATGGACGAAGTTTTTTTGCCTGCTCGAATCTTTATGAAGTCAACGCCTCGGGCCTAGTTACAAATTGGGGAAGTCTTGGAGTTGCGCCGCTTCGACCGACGATGTTGACGGCCAATGAAACCCAGCTTGTCATTCTCAACAACGGTAATCTGTTCGTCTTCGTCTTTCTCGGCGCGATCACCGCCGCAAACGTTCACGCCGGATCTGGGGGAACCGGATATTCCGTCGGAGATACATTTTCTATCAACGGAGTTCCCGGCGGATCAGGAGCTACTGGTACCGTTTTAACAGTCGATGGTTCGGGCGCGGTGTTGACCTTCAAATTCACCCCAGGGTCAAAGTATTCCGTGGGGAATGATTATTCGACCACGGTCATTTTCACCAGCGGCACGCCGGACGGAAACTTGAAAGTCGATGTCACAACGGTCAAGAACAATTATCTGTTCGCTGTCGATATGACGCAGTTCAATGGGCTGATTTCACAGATTGGCTTCGTTGACGGCTACATCATTGCGACTCTGCAGAACTCGCACACCTGGCAGCAATCGAATCTCGAGGATGCAACTGTCTGGAGTGGATTGAATATTTCGACCATCTCTTACTTCCCAGACAACATCGTTTCCATGATCTGCGATCACCGGGAAATCTGGTTTTGGGGCGCGAAAAAAGCCATCGGCTACTACAATGCTGGAACCGGCTTCCCGGCCTTTATCCCCATCCAAGGCGCATTCATGGAATCCGGGGCCGGTGCGACCTTCGCCACGGTGCAACTCGACAACTCGGTTTTCTGGCTCGATCGAGATGAACGCGGCTATATGGTCGCGAGACGTCTGAATGGCTATGCAGGGGATCGGATTTCGACCCATGCGGTAGAGTTGGCATGGCAGGCTTATTCCGTCGCTTCGGACGCGGTTGGCTGGACGTACCAAGAGGGAGGTCATTCTTTCTGGGTGCTCTACTTTCCGACCGCAAATGCGACTTGGGTCTATGATGTTTCGCAAAATCTCTGGCACCAGCGCGGCTATTCCGTCACTCCAACCGGCAACTACATTGCCGACCGGGGAATGTCCCACACTTTCAACTTCGGCAAGCACTTGGTGGGTGATTGGGCTTCAGGGAACATTTACGACCTCAGCCCAGCTTACCTGGATGATGCTGGAAATCCCATCCGAGGCAATCGACGAAGTCCCCCCATCGTCGAGGAAAACCATTGGATGTATTACGACCAGATCGAGTTTGTCATGGAAACAGGAATCGCCCCGGCAAGTCCGTTGACAGATGGTGACGGCAACCAAAGACCTCCCCAGATCATGCTTCGCTGGTCAGATGATGGTGGAAAAACCTGGTCGAATACTTATTATCTCAGCGTCGGAGAACTCGGCAATTATCGAAAGCGAGTCATCAAGAGAATGCTGGGGAGAGGCCGGAAACGATTGTTCGATGTGAGTTGGACTGATCCTTATCCGTTCCGGTTCAATGATGCTTACGTGAAGGCAACTCCGGCGACTCAATGAGCACGCAGACGGTTCTTTTCGTTCCCCCGACCCGGACACCGGCGGTTGACAGCAAGGGCTATCTCTCCAAGCCTTACCAACAGTATCTTTTCACGCTGCAATATCTTCTGCCGCTGATTTTAGTAAACACCGCGGCGGGAAGCTTTACCCAGAATCCCCCGGCACCCGGGTTACACGCAAATACGGGACAGTCGAACCAGAACCAAGAGATCATCTACAAAAAGACTTCCGCCGATGGGAATTCATTCACTTTAGCTGGCACTCCAATGGCACCTTTACCGGAAGGCCCGATTGTTTTGACCGCGCAATATTCCAAAGTTCGGATCAAGTCGGATGGTACACAGTGGTGGGTGGTTGGATGACCTCACGCACACTGTGCATCGCCGATTTCCCGAAGGTTTTGCCGCAGGATGACGAGAGCTATGCCATCGACCGAACCTTTGAGCCTGAGCGCGTAAGAAGGCTCGCTGTCGATCCGGCAATTTTTCGTTACATCGCGGATGATTTCTTTCCGAGTCCGATGGGCTGGCACCCGAACATGCAGGATTTTGTGGTGAATTTAATCGCGACCGACTGGAAAGATGATTTCGGTTTTGGCATTTTCATCCCTGACACCCATACTTGTTACAAATCGCACATCGGGTTTCTACCGCGATCTTACGGCCCAAAAGCACTCGAATCTTTCAAAGCAATGATTCAATGGATGTGGGATCACACCTTAGCCGCCCGGTTAGTTGGAGAAGTCTGCGTCGAAAATAGGCGTGCGATCCAGTTTGCGCTTCGAGCTGGATTTACTCGCTACGGATTCAATGAAAAATCGGTTCTTCGCCGCGGGATTCTGCGGGATCAGGTATGTTTGGGGATTTCGAAGCCATGACGCAGAATATTAATGCCGCATGCCCGGATACGTCCCTGACGGAGGCAGTCTTCCAGTTCCGATTCCCATTCGGCATTCATAGTACGTCCAATATCGAGCGGTTTCCGCATTTCCATCAGGCTTCTGACGGTCGCGTCATATTCAGCGGGGGGCAGTTCAATGTCCGGGATTTGATTGATCGGGATACGCATTTTCAGGTATTTGTGACGGTAGGTAATCAGTTCGGCAGAATTCATCCGAGGATTCTACCATGAGCGTCATCGGATCGCTGGTCGGAGGGATTCTCGGCTCCAACGCTGCGGGGCAGGCTGCATCCACCGAATCCGCAGCGGCGCAGCAGGCCCAGAACCTCGAAAAGCAGAACCAGACGGCGGCGCTAAGTGCTCAGACAGGAGCGTTGTCGAGCACCACCGCCGCAGAGCAACCTTACCAGTCACTCGGTTCCACTTCGGCGAATTCTTTAGCCAATCTTCTTCAGCAGGGTTTCCAGGCTCCGACTCTTCAACAAGCCCAGCAGACCCCTGGCTATCAGTTTCAATTACAACAAGGAACCAACGCCATTGACGAAGGCGCGGCGGCGACCGGAAACCTCATGTCCGGTACCACAGGAACGGCTCTTCAACAATTTGGCCAGGGACTCGGGCAATCGGCCTACCAGCAGACTTATCAAAATGCCCTGAATCAATACATGGCGAATACTCAGAGTTTGCAAGGCGGAGCAAATCTAGGACTCTCATCGACTGGCCAATTAGCCAGCGCGAATCAAGCTTCAGCCCAGAACACAGGAAATATTGATCTCACGTCCGCTCAACAACAGGCCCAGCAGATCAACAACGCGGCGGCGGCGAGAGCTTCCGGGTACTTAGGTCAAGCCGGGGCGATCTCGAATGCCGTCGGCGGAGTTGCATCAGGATTTGGGAACATGAGTTCCGATTCCTCGCTCGGAGAAAATCTACAGAACTTCGCCTTCGCCTAAAATGGGAACCATACCAGCACCGAATATCGCGCAAGATGCCATGCAGATTGCCCAAGCGCCGCAAAACGCTATGGCGGAGTACGCGCGTGTCGCGGCCTTGAAACAACAAACCCAGCAATCGGCGGCAATGGCTCCGCTTCAACAACAACAAGCTCAACAACAGATTCAGGCCCAGCAGAGACAGTTCGCGGATCAAGACGCGCTTACCAAAGCGATCACGCAATATGACCCCAGCAAAAACACCTTGGCCGACGTTCCGAAACTCGTTACACAGAATGGAGGATCGGGGCAAGCCGCATTGCAGGCCCAGCAAGGTCTTCTGTCGCAGAAACAAAAACTCCTTCAACTGACCGACGACCAGTTCGCCCAGCAGCAGAAACAAGCCGATCTCATCCAGGGCGTGCACGATGAAGTCACCAGTGCGAAGCCAGAAGAAAAGCAATCGGTTTACACGCAGGGATTACAGCGTCTCGGAGCCGCCGGAGTCGATGTTTCAAAAGAACCACCGCAGTATCCGGGCGACGATGCGTTTTCTCAGCACTTAGCGCCGATCCAACTTCACTCCGCGATTGTGGCCGATGCCGCAAAACAACGGGAAGCCGACCAGAACGCCGCCAAAGCTCGCAATGAAAATGCGCAAGCCGCTCATCAGGAATTTCTCAACAAGCTTACCCAGAACTCGCAACCGGGAGACTTCGATAAACAAGTGGATGCGATGTTCCCGCCAACGACAGCAGATAATCAGGGGCAAAACCAGTTCGTCAAAGCCCAGGTAAATTCTTTTCTCCAGCGCGGCGATCCCGATTCCGCAAAGAAAGCTTTGGAACAGGCTTACCAGAACCAACTCGGAATTCAGAAGGATGTCGCAGTCGCAACCAACCCCGAAATTCAAAAGGGAAAAGTGCAAGTGGCTGCGGCGACGGCAAACGCCAGACAACAAGCACAGGCCGGAAACTTTGGCGAAGCTGGCGATCCGATGATTGACATGGTCGGTCAGAACCGAATCGACCTTGCCACAGCTTTACAGCGTGTGCCGCCGGCTGCGAAAGACAAGTTCCTCACCAATCTGGCGGCGACTTATCCCGATTATCAACAGCAGGTCTATCAGACCCGCGCGGCATTGCAGAAGTCCGCCACTTCTGGCGACATTGGGAAGAACGTCACCGCCTACAACACGGCGATTTCTCACGCTCAACAGCTTTCGCAGGCCGCCGACGCTCTCGACAATGGCGACGTTCATGCGCTGAACGCCGTGGGAAATTCTCTCGGCTATCAGTTCGGTTCCGACAAGACAACCAACTTCAACGTCATCAAAAATGCCCTTTCCGGCGAGATTTCCAAAGTCTTCAAGGGTGGCGAAGCGACGGACGCGGAAATCAAAGCGGTACAGGCTCCCTTTGATGCCGCCAATTCTCCGGCACAGTTGAAAGGTGCGATCAACAATGCCATTCATCTGATGAACTCGAAACGCGATGCCCTGCAACAGCAATATGAGCAAGGCATGAAAGGGCAACCGAACTTCGGTGGCGGAGCGATGATCCGGGCTCGCGATCCACAGGGGAAGTTACACGAAGCTCCCGCTGGAACTCCCTTGCCGCAAGGCTGGACGGCCCAATAAATGAGTGCTGCCGCAACACCCCCGGGGATCACGGAAGCTGCGTATCAGCAACTGTCCGATGAAGAAAAACGGCGGTTGGGCTATCAAAGACCACTGTCGGATGCGGAATTTTCGCAACTGACTCCTGAGCAATTGCAAAACCTCGGCTTCGCCCCGAAAGTCTCAGGTGCGCCGGCGGATTTCGGCGGAAGCGTATATTCCAGTTCCACCCCAATTCAATCTTCGTTGGATACCGATCAGCCGGGAGCTACAAGACTTCCGACTGGGGTAACGTTTCAGCATCAAAACACGAACGGCAAAATGCCCTCGGACACTTCGAATCCACCAGCGGCCCAGATCATTGCCGCGCCAGGTCAGACGGTAGGCGCAAATTTCACCCCACCATCCGCCTCCGCATGGACGCCAGTCGATGAGAGTGCCGCAGCATGGAAACCGGTACAGGAAGCGGCCCAGCCTGGTTCAGTGCCGAGCACATGGGATGTCCTGAAGGGCGATACCAGAGAAATTCCTCTTGCCTCCGATGAAGCCGCCGGGAAACAAGGACTGCAAACCATCGTCCAGGGTTTCCGTGATGCGGCAAAAGGGATGTGGGACACACTTGCGACTCCGCCAAAAAATACTGCCGAAAAAGAAATCTCCGGGCTCAGTCCGGCCATGCTCCCACTGTACAGAACGCTCGTTGGAGCGGGACACACCGCCCAGGAAGCCACCCAAATCGTCGGCGCGGTGCATGACATCAACAACTCTGCCGATCCCGAAGGAACCTACGCAAAAGTTGCCCAGCAAACTGCGGGACAAGGAGCGGGGCAAGCCTTAGCGGCTTTGGCGACGGAAGGTGTCATTAAAGTTGCGCCGAAAGTTCCAGCACTAGCGGCGGATGCTGCGGACGCCGGTGCATCCGCAGTGCGTGCTGGAACTCGCACGGTAAATAAAGTTCTACCGAGGTTGCCAGAAGCCGCTGGGAGTGCCGCTGGATATGCCGCTGGGCACGCCATGGGGCTACCGGAAGCGGGGATTGCCGGGGCAGTGATTGGGCGCACCGTTGGCAAAGCTGTTGGCCAAGCCCTGCCCCCGATTCAGATTCCTGGCGAAGGCTTCGGTCTGCCAAATCGTGTTGAGGGTGGCCCTTCGGTCGTTCCAGAGTCCGATACGACTGGCGTTGCCCCTCCCCCGAAACCAACGGTTGCACAACCCGCCCCGGCCGAGCCTAAAAAACTCGGCGATCTGCTCAATGATGCTCTTGGAGGGAAACCATTAGAACCGAACGTTCCGCTGAAGAACCAGGCAAGCGCCAAATCGACCGCTGCTTCATCAGACCTGCCAGATGGCTTTACTCCTGTAAAATCGTCCGCGATCCAGGGCTACAAGTACGATCCTGCTAACCAACACTTCGAAGTCATTACAAACACCGGCGGACGATACGGAAAAATGGGGATCACTCCCGATCAGGTAGGAGCTTTTGAAGGTGCGGACTCAAAAGGACGGGCTTGGGGTGTATTGAAGAACTCGCCTGGGGCAATTTCGACGAAGAACGGAGCCCCGCGCGCGGTTCCGATGGAGGCGCGTTCAGCGACGCCAGAAGATGTAGCGCCGGGAGAAACTGCGCCAGCATCGCAACCAAAGCCAGCCGCAAGCGGCGATTTAACCGATTTATTGCAGAGAAGCCTCGACCAAGCTACCAGTTCGAAGCCGAATTATGTGTATCGAGCGCGGGATGCAGATGAGACTGGAGTGCCCTTGCAACCGAATTCGAGGGCGCAGGCTACCAGCGATCTTCAACAAGCAATGGGATTTGCAGAGCCAGGGCAAAGAAGCGGGGATTGGGGTCAGGTCGTGAGGATCGACCTCAACAAATTAAAGCCGTCCGATTACGTTATCCACCCGCACCCGGACGGCATGCAGTGGGTGCAGTTCAAGCGGCCCTTGAGCGAAAGTGAAGTCACCCCATTCGCCGGTAAGGGCGTTGGCGCAAAACAAAACGTCGGTTCCAATCAGGTCAACCAGTGAATAGTTGTAGCGGGGGAACTTCTGTTTCCCGCCGCCAAGAACACGGGCTTGGTCAAGCGCGACACAATCGTCGGGAAAATTCACAGTGACACCCCCTGAGCATCGACCGCCTGCCAATACAGACGGTCAGCGGCGTCGATATAGCGGATGTTTTCGGTCTTGGCGATTTTCAGTCCTTCGGACTTGTGTTTGAAGCACACGTAAGGATTGATCGGAATTTCAGGATCACAGATACAGCACATTGGATTCTTCATTTTGACCTCTGAGAATTTGATTTCCATTCCATAACCGCGCCGCCGATGAAGAGCATCAACCCCAGCCCGACATATCCGTGGACGATTAAGACTGGCCCGAGAATCAATAAAACGGCGATTTCGGTCTGTTTGCTCATGCACCAAGAATAAGGCAATGACAAAACTCCGACAATATCACGTAAGTAACAAAATCGCCGGTTACCTTCTGGCTTTACTGCTCGTGTTTTCAGCAGTTTGCAATGGGCAAACCACGGTCATCATCTCGCCTTACCCACAACTCCAGATTTTCGATCAATCGGGAAGGCCTTTAGCCTTTGGGTGCATCTTTACCTACCAAAGCAATTCAACCACACCCCTGACAACCTATACCGACTACACCGGAGCGACCGCGAACTCCAATCCAGTCGTTTTATCTGGCGGAGGTTCGGCGAACATCTGGATTCAGGCGGGAGTTGCTTATAGTTTCCGCGTCAAATCCTCGGGCGGAACGAACTGCTTTTCCGGGGCCACTCTGTACACCGTCAATGGTATCGGCGGGGGCACTTCCACTCTGACCACGATTGTTCCTTATTCCACAACACCAGTTTTTCAGATTTCGGCCCAGAACCAACTTTTCGAGATCACTCTGACTGGGAATGCTTCGAGCCAGCCTTTGACGGCAGTCGGAATTATCCCACCCGGAATCGTGACTTGGGAAATCACCCAGGATGGTTCCGGCGGGCACACCTTCACCTGGCCTGCCAATTCGGTTGGCGGAGCGACGATCTGCTCGACGGCCAATTGTGTCACCCAACAAACTTTCATCTGGAATGGAACCACAGCGATTGCCACCGGCCCCGCAACCTACTCAACCGGAGCCATGGCGGTTCCCAGTCTCTTCGATTTTGCTCTGACGGCGAATTCCGCAGTTTGTACCGATGCGAATCAACAACTGACTTCGGCGGGATCGTGTACTTCGGTTTTCCAGGTGACTTATAACGGCCAGACGGTCGGCCCGGGTGGATCGGGGAATGTCAATCCTGGCGCGGCTGCTCATTCTCTGGCCCTGAACGAAGGCAATGGAAATGCAATCACCGGACTTTTATTGGGCGTCAATCAAATTCCCGTCGGCCAGACGAGCGCCGATCCCGTAGCTTCCACTCTGCCGACCTGCGGATCGGGAACATTCTTCACTTTCACTGGAACTTTGCCGATTACCTGCGCGACACCGGTTGCGGTGCAAGCCCACTCACTCACGACTCTGAGCGGCAATCAGACGATCTCAGCGAACACGGCAACGACTTATCTTTCGCATGCCGTGACCATGCCCTCTGCCGGGTGTCCTTGCCGTGCGATGGTGAGCTATGGGGCTTACATCACCAGCTCAAATTCCGGGGTCGATGTGCTCTGGATTGACGATGGAACGAACCAATTTGCGACCTCGCAAGTCTTGGTGACTGGCTCGGCCACTCAGTACGGTGCCAATGGAGGCGCATTTTCTCCCGGAACTTATGCCAATAGTGCTGTCATCACCTTCGCCAACCGGATCAACGCCTCGAATTCCGGCGGAGTGACGGTCAACAAATCGAGCAATGACGGAACTCCGAATGGTACCGATACCTGGCTGGATGTCACGATCTTCCCAAGTAATTAGAAAGGAACCTATGCGCCGACTTCTGTTTTTCTTACTGTTTTCGGCTTCGCTTTTCGCGCAATCGAAAGCGGGGCCGTTCACCCTGAACGCCTCGACCAGTCCGTGTGCGATTATCGGCGCGACCGCAAATGCCACCGTGGGGATTCAAGTTACTGGAACATTTTCGGCGACTTTGCAACCCGAAGTGTCGATTGCTGGCCAATCGCCGCAAAATTCCCAAGTGACTCCCTCGACGTCGAGCACTTTGCAGTCAACTATCACTACGGCGGGCATCTATTCGGCGGGGGTCGGCGGATACGATTCATTTCTTCTGTGCGTCAGTGCTTATTCTTCCGGCACAGCGACCGTTTACCTGACGGCGACTCCAGTCATCAGCGCAAATGGGATTGTCACATCTGGTGGCGGGGCGCCGGTCAACAGTCCTGCATTTACGGGAATTCCGACTGGCCCTACGGCAGCGGCTTTTAGCAATTCGAACCAACTGGCGACCACCGCCTACGTTGACAACAATTTTAAGGGGGTCTCGGTAGCGGGGTTCCGGGACGATTTTATGAGTTTCAGCAATCTCGCGTCTATCGCAACAACGGGCACGGAAATTATCAGCGACACGGAATGGCGGGGCTTCGGGATTGGAAGCGCCGGGGCAAACACCGCCGGGGGAAACGGAACCTCCACAACCTTCATACACCCTGGAGTTTATGGGTTAGAAACCAACTCGGGAGCGACCACGGGCCAAGGAGTCGTTCTCACCAAAGTTGGGGGTACCGTCGCTGCCGTGATGATTGGCAAACTCGGAGCCAATGCGGGCTGGGAGTTTAATTATGTTTTTTGGCTTCCTTCTGCCGCGAATATTTCCATGCGTGCCGGATTTACAATCGCTTCCGGTCAAACCGCCGATCCCCCCACGGCAGGTTTTTGGGTGCGTTACGATACAGGCGCATCGGACACCGATTTCACTTTCGAGACGCGATCGGCAAGCACTAGCACGATCTCCGCGTCGGCGGTTGCGGGCGATACCAATTGGCACCATATCCGCATTCGCTCAATCACGGCGGGCACGATTTTGTTTTCGATTGACGGGAGCGCGGACACGTCGATTGCGACCCATGTTGACACCGGGGAGATGGCACCATTTATTCAATTGCTCACCCGCACCACGGCCACAAAGCAGATCAACATTGACTTCGTGAGTTATATGGTTGCCACCGGGCGAACCTAATGAAAAAGCTTCTTCTCATCTTCGCGCTGCTGTCGGCCCCAGTTATCGCACAGAATGTGCGTTATGACCAGCCATTCCCAAGCGTTTCCTCGACCACGACGACACCATTTCTAGTGGCGAATGTTCCGCCGAATTCCCCGCTGCTTTCAGTCTGCCATTCTCCCGCCAATCAAGTTCCCTGTACCAATTACGCGACCACTTATAATTCTCTGGGCGTGGCCTGCGTCAACGGATCTCAAGACACCCCTCAACCCCAACCTTCGAACTGTCAATCGACCGGAGACGCGCAAGGCAACATTGGATTCTGGGCACCGCCAGGGAAATACGATTACACGGTTTGCATTTCGGGAACTACATCCTGTTTCGGGCCTTATACCGTCACATTATCTTCAACGACCGGCGCGACGCTTTCTTTGCAAGTCAATTCGACGCCCAACGCCTCACAATCTACTTTGAATTTGGTCGATAGCGCCGGCATCAATGTCGTCGATGATGGTGGGGGAGCGGTCGAATTCGACCTCACCATCCCGTCTTTTGCGAGTGGGTGTATTTTACAAGCCGTCGCCGGAGATGCGGCGAACGGAGCGATTGATTGTGTTCCCCAAGTCAGCTACAACGTCGGCTTTGGGGCTCTAGAAGCCAGTTTCATCACGCCGAAAAGCGGAACGTATTGCTGGCAAGGTTCGGCCACCGGTTCAGGATGCATTGAAGCCCAGGCTGCGGCCTCGAGCCCGAGTCTTCTGTGGCCCACTGGCTCCGGCACTCTGGCGGTATCTGCTTCTTCGCCGTTGGTTCTGAATCCCAGCACTGGCAATCTGACCTGTCCCACGTGTACTGGCGCTGGGTCGTCGTTTGAGGTCAACACGGCCCCACTCAGTTCTTCGACAACCATCAACTTTGAAAACAGCGCCGCGTTCAACGGCTTGACTGCTACGTTTTCCAATCCATCGGCGGGGAATATTCAGTTAGGATTTTCTGGGCAGCTCGGCAATGGAGGATTGCTCAACTCCAGCATCACCGTCAACGGCCAGACAATTTCCCTCGGCGGAAACGGCACGATTCCTTTCCAAACCAACGCCACTCCGAATACTTCTCAGGTGGGAATCAACCACATCACCAGTTCGACCAATGCCATCGGATTGATCGCCACTCCATCGAACCCATCATCGAACAGTGAAAGAATCGAAATTACCGGGACAGTCTCGCCGCAAGGCGGAGGGACAGGCGTGGATACCAGCTCCGCAACTGGCGTGCCGCAGGTTTTGTCCGGTACCTGGTCGGTTTCAACCGCCTTGGCCAACGGGACTACCGCGACCACGCAAAGTCCGGGAGACAACACAACCAAGGTGGCAACCACGGCCTATGTGATTGCCAATACTGGGGCTGGAACGGTAACCAATATAGCCACATCCCCCCCGATCACCGGCGGCCCGATCACTTCTACGGGAACCATTGCCTGCGGAACTTGCGTTACCAGCGCTGCGGGGCTGGGCACCAATCAACTCGTTTATGGAACAGCCGGAACTCAGGCGACAGCCACGGGGAATGGGGATTTTACTTACACCACGCACACCTTGGCTAGTGACGCTTCGGGCTTGGTCGATTTTTCGGCGATTACTGGAGCCAACGGATTTAAAGTTAGTGCCATCAACTGCGGAGTCGCCAGTTCGGTTTCCTGCGTGATTACCGGAAACGGCTCGACCAGTGGGACGGCGACTATGACCTGGCCCGCCATTGCTGGAACCGCAACCAATCCGATTTCGATCAGTAATTCGCTCCAGATTCCGAGCGGCACGGTTTACAACTGGAACGCGGATACTGGACTTTCTCGGGATTCCGCTGGGGTCATCGATGTGGGCAATGGTACTGCCGGGAACGAATCCGGCTCTATCAATTTAGCCACCCTGAGTGCGTCTGGACAAATCACATCCACCGTGACGACGGGCACCGCCCCATTTGTGGTGGCTTCGAACACAGTTGTAACCAATCTTCATGCCGCGAACGCCGATCTTTTCGCGGGATTCACTTGGGCTTCCCCGAACGCGATTGGAGTCTTGACTCCGAACATCGGCGCATTCACCACCCTATCTTCAAACGGCGGTTTAACTATCTCTTCTGGCGGCGCGGCCATCACGGGGAACATCACCGGCGTCACGGGTATTACGGCCTCTGGATCGATTACGGCTGGTGCGGGGCTTTTGTACACCTGGAATGGGCGCTCAAAAATGTCCAGTCCTTCCGACGGTGTCATCTTAGTCTCGAATAGCGCGGCCACGAGCTTCACCCGGTTGGATTTTGGAGGCACAACTTCTAGCTTCGTAGCTCTTGGCTATAGCGGTACCACTTTGACTTTAACTCTGGGCGATGGCACGGCGGGGGG